GCAATTGAAACGGCAGAAGCCTGCTTCGCTCAAGGAGCGAGATACATGGCTCAAGAAGGCCTACCGCGGGAAGCTGATCAAGCTGAACCGCGCGGAGAAGGTTCGCCTGGGGCTTGCTGTTCCCAAGAAGAAGAAGCCCAAGCCTGTGACTGTGGCGACTGTCTCTGCGCGCCGCTCGCGGATTGCGCCGAGTGCGGCGAACATGGCGGCTGTTGACCGCCGACCGAAGTACTAACCCCGAGGAAAGGAAGCAAGAATGGCCAAGACGGGAAAGATCACGATTGCGGGAGGCCGTAAGGTCACCGCTATTCAGCTCTGCGGAGCGCCCGAGGGCGTGAAGTGGTTCGCTGTGTTCGGGACTCCCGCATCAGGCCCCGAGTTCACCGGCCCGGTGACGTTCTACCAGATCCCGGCCGACTCGGACGCCTTCAAGCCCGACGCGGACTGAACTCCGTAAGAGCGGGGGATTGCGGCTCCCCCGCTCTGGTTCTATGTCATACAGAACGTGTAGGCTATGCCTACCGTGGCTGTCATCATCCCGAGTAAGAGCGAGCCGAAGTGCAAGCTCTGTCGCCACCCGCAACGGAACGAGATCGACCAGCTTCTTCTCTTGCGGAAGGAACTGACGCGCGATCCCGAGGGGAAACTGATGTACACGCTCCCGGTGGTCTTGAAGACCCTCGGCGAGTGGGGCGTCGAGAACCCGACCGAGGACAACATCAAGAACCACTTGAAGCGGCACTGCGAAGTGCTGGCCGATGGTGCTGCCCCCTCTGCGACGGGCGAGGAAGTCCATCGGATCGAGCAGGACATGCTCGAAGCGCTCGACTCTTCGGACGGCACGCTCGACGGCGATCTTCTCTCGATGTGGCAGATCGGGAAGCTGCGCCTGCGCAAGAGGATTCTGCGCGGCGAGGACGTCGGCGTCACGAACGACCACATGCTCAAGGTCGCCGCGGAGCTGACGAAGCGCTCGCATAACCAGTCTCAGCACGAACTCATCACCGCGCTTACGGGTGGCATCGCTCAGGCGATTGGGCAGGCGGCGCAGCCGAAGCAGCTCGGCCCTGTGGAGTTCGAGGTCATCGACGCCGAGGTCGAGGACGTGGCGGCGTGAGGATCGCCCTCGATGATGACGAGTTGAGGCAGTGTGTGATCTGGGGTGGTGAGCGCCGCATCCTGGCGATGGCCAAGAGGCGCAGGGGTGCGCACGGCTTCGACCGCGATCACGAAGCTTGGAGTATCGATATCGAGGGTGTCATGACGGAGATGGCTGCCGCTAAGGCGCTCGGCCTCCCGTACACGCCGGTTGTCGGTTCTCTCGATACTGAGGACGGCGACATTGGGCCGGGTCTACAGGTTCGGGGTACGCGCTACAACTCCGGGTCACTCCTGATTCACGCGAGCGATATCGATGACCACAAGTTCATCCTTGTTACTGGCGTCGCGCCAACCTATGACGTTCGCGGCTGGATCCACGCGCGAGATGGCAAGGTGGACAAGCTCTGGAAGGTCTACAAGAACCGCGGTGCTTATTGGGTCGGCCAGGAATGGCTTAAACCTATATCAGAGTTGAAGGTTGCTGCATGAAGCGCGAGCGCAGCATCGAGCAGCTTGTGAGGCGCGCGCATCGCCGCATGGTGTTCTGGCGGTTCGTCGGCGACTGCATCGAGGTTCCGTACCGCCTGATCCAGATGCTCGGCGCTGTGTTCGTCGCGATTATGAATGGCTTCTGCGGAATCATCATGTCATTCTCTCGCACCGTGTTCTACTTGGAGCTGGAAGCGGCGCGGCAGTACAAGTCTCTGACCGGCACCGACCTTGGGTATGCGGTCGGCGACCCCACCCGTTACGGCGGGTTGTCGCCCGAGCGGGCTGCGCGAACGCAGGAGGCCATGTTCCGCGGCGTCCCGCTGGACGAGGTCGATGACGAATGAGCCTACACGTCGGGACTGGCAAGGCCCGCGAAGTGGACTCACTCCTCGAAGCCTTCTCCATCGGCCGGATCGACCCGGGGTTCTTCTGCGAGTTCTTCCTCGGGCGGACGCTTCACGACGGGCAGGCGGAATGGATGCTCTCGGCCGAGGCCAAGGTGAACTGTCTGGCTTGCTCGAACCGTTGGGGCAAGACGACGCTGCTTGCGTGCCGACACTTCCACCGAGGCACGTACAAGATCGGGGCCGAGTACAAGTACTGCGACGAGGACGGCTCCGTGAACATCGATGCCTTCACGTCGTTGAAGTACGAGACGGTGCATACGGCTGGCGAGTGGGAGCAGGCGGCGCTTGTCTGGGAGGACGCGCAGAAGCTCCGCAACGAGAACCCTCGATTGCAGGCCCTCATCTCCGAGTACCCGCGCTCGAAGCCCCCGCATATGAAGGGAATGAACGGCTGGAAGTGGATGTTCCGCACGCTCGGCGTGAACGCCTCGAACATCGACGGCAAGAGCATCTACTACCTCTCTATCGATGAGGCTGGCTGGAATGACTCCCTCGAAGAGATGCTGCGCAACGTTCTGCGCGTTCGTACTGCTGACGTACACGGCATTATCGACGTGGTCGGGACGTTCAAGCCTGGCATCTCTCGCGACTTCTACAAGATCGCGGTTCGCGCGTCGGCGTACACCGGGCGCTCCATCGGCTTTGCGCACTCCTCAGAAGAGGAGGACGATGGAGGAGCCGCGTCTCTCGACTCGGCTATCAGCAAGTACCTCAAAGAGTTCGGCATCAACATCGATGAATACCGCGACGCGCTCGAACGGGGGATTCATGGCTCGTGATCCTGAGCCTCCGCTGCCCCCCGACTACTCGCTGAACATTCAGCAGGGCTGTTACTACTGCCTGCACTGCGTCCAGTTCCGTCGTACGCTCAAGGAAGTGATTGAGCATTCCACCATGCATCTCTCTGAGGGCTATCGCCCCGAGATTGGCGTGGACTATACGACCGGCGCACAGATCATCCTTATGCGCATTCGTCATGAGGAATGGTGTCGCCGCGAGATTGCTCGTTACGAGATGCTTCTCAATGCCTGCGTCGGTGCGGACGACATCCTGCTTGAGATTGAGAACGGCTGATGCCCTGCGCCTCCCTCACTCCTGACCGCGCCGAGTACTACGTGCAGACGGGAAGCATGTTCGACAACCCGTACGGTGTTCCTCACAAGGAAATCGTCGCCATGCTCGTCGAGCTTCCGAGCGAGATGGCTGCACAGGTCATCTTCGGGAAGTACGTCGAGTCGTCGGGCCTGGTCTTCTCCGGCGAGCTGATCCAGCAGATGATGGATCGGAACGCCGAGTTCTACCCCGGCGCGTACGTTCCTGGCACTCGAATCACTGGCGACCGCTGGCATCATCAGTGGGCGGTTGACCACGCTAAGCAGACCCCCTTCGAGGTCAAGCGTCGGCGTTACGCGATAGGCGTGGACTTCGCGCGTCAGACTGACTTCACCGTCATCTTCGCGCTCGATGTTTCGACGCGACCCGCGTCGGTGGTCTACTACCGCCGCTTGAACCGCGTTCCGTGGGAGTCGATCTACCGCGAGGTCGGCAGGGCTGCATACGTCTTCGGGCCGAACGTGCTTGCGGACTCGACCGGCATGGCGGGCGACGTGATCTTCGAGAATCTTGAGGATCGCTTCTACTGCTCACTTCATGACCGCATCGTTCTGCGAAGTCAGGATGTGTGCCGCGACCGTAATCACGAGCCTCTCGGTGGATGCCCCGTGAAGGACGCCAACAAGTTCATCCCGCTCTCGTGCGTGGACGGCTTCGACTTCACGACCAAGAGCAAGAAGAACCTGATCGAGCATCTTCGCAACACTCTCTCGGTCGGCTATCGGCCCTCGTCAGATGATCCGTTCGGCTGGCTGCGCTGCCCACCCATCGTCACCTTGGAGGAGGAAATGTCCTTCTACGCGTGGGACGATCATGGCCTCGATACCGACTGCGTGATGGCATTGTCTCTCGCGGCGTGGGCCGGAATGGAAGACGTTCCGGGTGAAGCCCTATTCGGGTCGGTTCACGGAGCGTAGGTTATCCTACGTTTCCTGTAGGATACGTCGCACATGGGACTTTTCGCTCGTTTGTCCGGCGCGTCCTCTTTCGGTGATCCTGACCTGAATCTGATCCGGGAGGAGTACTTCAGTCTTCTCTCGGGTGCTAGTGAGCGCATTCAGCGAATGGAGACGTTCCGCGAGGAGAACTCCATTACCCGCGCGCCCGCCCTGCAGCCGACGTACACCGAGCCGTATGACTATGGCATCGGCGCGCGTCGCAAGAGCGGCGACGAGGTTCCGCGTCACCGTCTCAAGATGCCGCTTGGTAAAGCGCTGACGGTGAAGCACGCCTACCGGATCGCCGGTCAGCTTCCCGACGTGATCGTTGACGAGCGGGCCGAGACTCCCGAGGAGCGTTATCGCTCCGACATGATGGAGAAGATTGCTTGGGCGATCATCCGCGACAGTGGAGACACGCAGCTCTCCTCCGGTGCGTGGGATGCCTCAGAGCTTGGCTCCGGCGTCTTCGACATGTATTTCAGTGATGACAAGCAGATCGCCTGCTTCCGCCGCATTGATCCCATCGGCTTTGTCGAGGTTCAGGGCGTAGACAACCCGCACGATTTCCAGCGCGCATTCCGCGCCTGGGAGGCCCCGCTCTCCTCTGTCGTCGCCATGTACCGCGAGCAGCTTTTCCGCGGCGAGCCGGTGCGCGTGGATCAGATCCAGTCGTCTCACCGCAACGGTTCGGTGGAGATGGTGAAGATCGTCCAGATGTGCGACAAGGGTCGCGTGGTGAGGGTTGCCTGTGGGTCGGAGAACGGCTCGACGGTCGGCCTGTATGAGTACTTCCACAACTACGGCTTCACTCCCTACGTCGTCATCCCGAACATCGGGCCTTATGAGGACGTGTGGGGATGGGCCGACTTCGAGTTCGTTCGCGACCTCGTTCACTACATCCCTGCGCTGATGTCGCGCGAGGCCGACGTGATTCGCACGGTGGCCAACGGCGCGATGATCGAGCGCGGGACTGGACAGAGTGAGCATACGGTCAAGAAGATCCTGCAGAGCGGTGGTGTCCTGCCCTCGAAGAGAGACGGCACCATCGACCCGATCCAGGTTCCCGAGATGCCCTCGTTCCACGAGACGCACTCCGACCGGGTGATGGACATGCTCAAGATGGTGGGCTTCGCGCCCGATGCCGCCTGGGGCCTCCCCGGCTCTGGCTCCGGCACCGACCGCGGTCTGCAGTTGCAGCCGCTTCTTGAGTACACCGCCATGAAGCAGCTCAACTGGCAGGCAGGACTCTCGCGCCTCTTCGGCATGGGCTTCCAGATGATCGAGCGCAACATGACGCGGAACGCGACGTACAGCGGCTCTGCTACTTCGTCCCGCACCGGCAAGAAGACGCCGTTCGTCTTGCAGCTCGGGCCACAGATGGATCCGGCCGAGCAGCTCGGGCAGGACGAGTTTGGGATTCCCACCGTGACCGCCTTGCCTCGGACGCCGAAGGAACTGTTCGACGGCGACTACTCGATCCGGTTCAACTGGCGCAATCGCGTTGACCCGGACGACCCGCAGTACGTGATGAGCGAGATGAGCAAGTTCACGCAAGGCGCGCAGTCGTTGCAGACCACCCTTGAGAACCTCGGCGTCCAGAATCCTGAGGACGAGATGCGGCGGATCGAGAAGGAAGCGGAGCGCTTCCCCTGGGTCAACCAGGGCCTCGTGACTCTGCTCCTCGGACAGATCCGCGGGAACGCGCAAGGTAGCGGCGGCGGCGCACCGGCCGATCCTGGCGCGGCCGTGACTGGCGCTCTCGAAACGATGAGCGGCCTGGGCGGCGGCGGACAGTCTGGCGCTCTGAATACTGACGCCGCGGCGGCTTCGATGGGAGTCCCGGGCGTCCCGTACGGCGCAGCCTGACGTGGCTCGCCCACGGCAGAACCTCCGCTCTCCCGACTCGCAGGCTGGATCGGTAGCAACTCGCCGCGAGCGGATTCCCAATCCCGTCGCGTCGCCGATCCGCGTCACGAAGGGCGGGAGGGTTATCGGGACGGACGCCGTCTCGCAGGCTCTTGAGGCCAACCGGCCGGAGAATAAGGCCAAGCGGCAGAGGTACAACAACGAGGCCTTCCGTCGTCAGCGCCTTCTGCGCGCGACCGGCTACCGCATCACCGTCGATGGAATCTGGGGGCCGCGCTCGCAGAAGGCGTGGATCGACTACACATCTCGCTCCCGAGCGCCGTTCAAGCCTGAGCGTGCCGGGGCGATCCCGGTCGCCGCTCGCCAGGAGCCGATGAACTCTGTCACCCCCGCCGAGATCCAGCAGGCGGCTCGTGATCGTAAGGCTCAGGCCCGCAAGATCATGCGGGATCGTCGCGTGCAGGAGCGCCAGGCCATCCTCGCTTCGGCCGCGCGGCTTGCCAAGGATCCCACCCTGGCCCGTGACATGTCCCTACGTGGCATCGTCTCCGTCGTCACCGATAGGGAGACGAACCTCAACCCCGCGACCTCGGCCACTGGCGCGAGGGTCACTCAGGAGTGGCTCAACGCCAACGGCTACCGCGTCCCCGTTTCCCAGAAGTACGACCGGCCCACGCACGACGCGCTGCGTCGAGCGATGGTGGAC